CGGCCACCGCGGCCATGATCTCGGCATCGCTCACCGGCGCCTGCACCATCGCGGCGTCGCCATAGGCGGGCACGCCCCCCGAGCCATAGCCCGCGAGCAGCGCGATCCCCCCGCCATGCGGCCGGTAGGCGGTGACGAACACCGCGTAGGGCAGGGCGAGCGACCCATAGCCGCCGGCCACGCCATACCCGGCCCCGCCGCTGCCGTACCCGCCGGCATCGCCGCTGCGCCCCGGTTCGAACACCACCGGCGCCCGCCCGGTCAGGTCGCTGAGCACGCCCACCAGGGCCGCCCGCGTCCCCCGCTCGCGCAACAGTTCGCGCTGGATGCGCGGCCGGAAGCCATCATCCGTCTCGCCGTTGCGACGCGTCAGCAGCGTGGGCGGAAAGAAATCCGCCGCCGCCATATCGAGGAACTGCCCCGAGGCGGTGCCGATCCGCGCCTGGCCGCGCACCGCCGCGATCAGCGCGTACACCGCGCTCCACGCGCTCCCGATCCCGCCGAGCACCGCATCAAGCAGCGGCGTCTCGTCGCCGAACCAGCGCGCGGGCAACACCGCGCGCAGCCGCGCGACCATGTCCGTGTTGTCACCGATCATGCCAAACCCACCGTGCCGGAAGGGACGGGCAACGCCCCGCCCACGCGCCGCGCCCGGCGATCAGCCGAACGCGACCCCGCTCAGGATCACCACCCCGCGCGGCCCGGGGCTCACATCCGCCGCCGCCCCGTTGAGCAGCACATTGCCGACGTTCTGCACCGCCGGACTCGCCGCATAGGCCAGGCTCGCCACCCGCGAGACGGAGAGCACCCCGCCCACCGGCAACCCGGCGACGAAGCCCTGCACCGCCTGCGTCACCGCCGCCTGGGCGGCGCCCGCATCGGCCCCGCCCGCCAGCGTCAGCAGCATCGAAACCCCAACCGGCACAACGACAGGCGGCAACACCGAAGCCACCGACCCCACCGGCCGCACCGCCTCCACCGCCGCCTGCGCGGCGGCCAGCAGATCGCTCCCCGGCGTCCCCGTGCCGTCATCCACGGTCACGACGAAGCTCCCCGGCAGCGCCGCCCCGGTCGGGTCCTGGTTCTCGGCGATGGCGTAGCGCAGCCCCTGGCGCACCGAGGCGACGGCATACCCGACCGCCCCCGGCGTCGCCCGCGACCGGCTGTTGATGTAGGCGAGGAACCGCGCCCGCAGCGCCGCATCCCCCTCCGCATCCATCCCGCCGGACGCGGCGGCGGCATTGCTTACCGCGTCGATGCCGGGAATCGCGGCGGCCAGCAGCGAGATCGCCCCGGCCTGCACATTCCCCGCCGCGCCCGGCGTCACCGCCAGCACCGGCAGGTCGATGCTCGCCCCCACAGCCGGCACCACATACCCACCCGACGCCGCGTTCCAGGCCGAACCGGACGCGCCCTGAACCGCGAAGCTCTGCGTCCCATCGGCCGTGCGCACCAGCGTCCCGGCCGGGATCAGCGCCGCCATCCCCGGCGTCACCCGGCTGAACGTCACCACCGCCGCCGCCGGCGCCGCCGGCAACCGCGTCAGCGAGAAATCCGCCATCCAGCTATCGAGATCGGCGCCAGTGCTGGTCGCCGCCCGCGTCATCGCGAGCACCTGCAGGATCAGCCATTGCATCCACAGCGCCGCCGAGGCCGACGCCTCCAGCAACGCGCGCAACACGCTGCCCACACTGAGATCGAGCAAGGCCCGGCTCGCGCCCTGCACGCTCGCGGCCATGCGCTCCACCAGGCTGGTGAAGGTCTGAAGCGGTAACTGCATCTCACCCCACCGAGAAAGACAGAACCGACGTGCCGCCCGCGGCGGCATCGACGTAGCGCACATGCACGAACACGCCGCCCGCGCCGTCCTGCTGCGCGTCGATCACCGGCTCCGGCGTGCGTGCCACCGAAGCCTCCTTGAAGATCTGCCCACGGATCGCGGCCCGGATCGCCGCCGCATCCATCGGCTGCCCGACGAACCGGCCCAGACCGGCGCCGTATGCGAGTTGCCAGATATAATCGCCGGGATTCGTCATCAGCCGGCGCAGCACGCGCTGCTGGCCCAGCGCCGTTCCATCGGCGAGCGCAAGGTCGCCCGTGGCGCCGACCGCCAGGTCGCCGCCCCAGTCATGGGAAATGTCCTGCATGGTGCCCTCGGCATGGAGGAAGGCCAGGGCTCTGCCCTGGACCCGCTGGGGCCTTGAGGCCCCAGCCCCCCAACACTTAAGTAATGGATTCCAAAGGCTAGCCTTTGGCGGGACTCGTCCAGGGGCGGAGTGGCCCAAGGTTCCATCGGCCGGAACGGCCGATGGAATGGCCACGGAGGGAGAGCCCCTGGCCTTGACTAATCCTGAGGCGTCACGCCACCGCTCCCGTGCGAGTGACCATTATAATGCCCGCGCAGCGCATCCAGCGAGCCATGGTGGTCAAACACGTTGCCGGTGACATGCAAATCGCCATCATGCGTCCAGCCGCCGCCGCCGCTCGCGATCGAGCCATCGTTGCGCAGCTTCACATACGTCCCGGATTTATGCACCAGCCACAACTCGCCGCTGGCCGCCTGCGGCGCCGCCTGCGTATCGGAAAAGGCGCGGCCGACGATCACCCCATGCTCCGCCTCGCCCTCCTGCCAGAGCACGAGCACCTGATCCCCCGGACTGGGCGGACACACCATCCCCCATCCGGCCCCGATCCATGGCGAGAGCACCGGCAACCAGCCGGAGAGCACCCCCTCGGGCTGCAACACCACCCGTGCCGTCGCCCGCGCCGGATCGACCGAGCTGACCACCCCGAAGCGCGGCTGCCCGATCCGCTGCTCCATCCCGGCGGCCTGCGCCTTCAGCGCGTTGAGGAAATCATCCATACGCCGCCTCCACCGCCTCGGCCGCGACGCTCCGCAACCGCAGCCGCTCGGTGAATCCCTCCCGCGCCGAGATCCGCCGCTCGATTTCCGCCACGTCGTAATCGCGGTCGAAATCCGTTCCCGTCCCGGCCAGCGTCACCCGGCTACGCGGCGAAAGCCCAAGCTCCCCCGGCAACACCGCCTCCACCACGCGCTCATGCCGCGAGAGATCCTCCAGCGCCCGCCGCGCGAAAACCTGCGCCTCGTCCGGTGTCAGGTTCGGCCGCACGAACACGTAGGACTGCACCCGCCCGCCGCCACCCGCCCCGCGCCGCCGCACGCTGGTCTGAAACGCCGCCTGCCGCGCCGAATTCCAGCTTTTGACGGTGACTTCGATATCGCCCGCGATCGTCAGCGCCCGCTCCAGCCGCAGCGACACGCATTGCGCCGGCGACAGCACCATCCCCACCGCATCCCCAGGCGGTGCGAAGAACAACGCCCGCCCCTCGACCCAGACATCGAATCCCTCGCGCTGCGCAAGGAAAACGAGCAAATCCCATTCCGTCGTCGCGCGCGCGAACTGATCCAGCGTCACCCGCTCATGTTCGGACTGGTAATACCGCCCGACCGGCGTCACGGTCGGCGTCACCATCGGCAGCAGCCCGTGCCGCGTCGCGAGCAGCATCGCGACCTCGCTCGCCGTCCGGTTGGCGAAGGCTTCCCGCGTCCGCGCCTCGATCAGCCCGGCCGAGAGATCCCGTCCCTCGAACGTCACCTCGCCGCGCAGCGCATCGGCGCGCACATGATCGACGAGCCCCGTCACCAGGCTCGCCATCGCCCCGTCGAGCCCGAAGCGCAGTTCCAGCTCCAGCCCCGCCTGGTTCCAGATCGCCGCGTCGGAGGGCGAAAGCGCCGCCCGCACGCAAAACCGATCGGCGGCGTAATGATTGTTGCGGCCGACCTCCGCCTCGATCACCCCCGGCAACAGCACGCCGTTCGCCAGCACGACGAGCGACGGCACCCGCACATCGGCATCACCCAACCGCGCCTCCCGTACCCGTCAGGCGCTCCGGGATCAGCAACGTCACAAGCCCGGCCAGCATCGGATCGGAAAGCCCGTTGGCCTGTGCGATGCGCGTCCATTGCGTCGCGTCGCCAAGCTCCCGCGCGGCGATGTGGAACAGCGTCCCGCCCGCCACCGTCAAACTGCGCATCGCGAAAACCTCCAAACGATTGGGGGTCTGGGGGCTCAAGGCCCCCGTGGGGTCCAGGGGCCAAGCCCCTGGGAGGCTTTGGGGAAACC